CGTCAGTGATCCAAACGCAGCCACCCTGTCCCAGCGTGTGGTTCAGTACCAAGCGGTCATCCAGCTGGCTCAGTCTGCACCGGACATCTACGACCTCCCACAACTCCACCGTGGGATGCTGGACGTGCTGGGCATCAAGAACGCCGACAAACTCGTCCCAATGGACGAAGACCAGAAGCCAACCGATCCAGTGTCAGAGAACCAGAACCTGCTTAAGGGTAAACCCGTAAAGGCGTTCCAGTATCAGGACCATGAGGCCCATATTCAGGTTCACATGTCGGCCATGAACGACCCGATCATTATGCAGCTGGTTGGACAAAACCCACGGGCCGCGATGATTCAAGCCGCCGCCATGGCCCACATCTCAGAGCACGTTGGCTTTGCCTACCGCCAGAAGATCGAGCAGCAGCTGGGCATGCCTTTGCCTCCAGAGGGCGAACCAATGCCTCCGCAGATCGAGCTTGCCCTGTCCGGGATGATGGCTCAGGCTGCAAAGCAAGTTCTCCAGCAGAGCCAAACCATGGCAGCTCAAGAGCAGGCCCAACAGCAGGCTCAGGACCCTGTTGTTCAGATGCAACAGAAGGAGATGGAGCTCAAAGAGCGCGAGGTTGCCATCAAAGAAGCTGGCCTGCAGCTCAACCAACAAAAGCTTGCAGTCGATGCTGCCGACAAGGCGGACAAAACCGAGCTGGCCGAGAAGAGGCTGTCCATCGAGGCCGCCGACAAGGTTGACAAGACTGATATTGCCGAGTTTTTGGCCATGCGTAATTCACAGAAAGGCAACCAATGAGCGCAGAAATCGATTCTTTTGTCCGGGTTCTCAGGGAAAAAATCCGGGAGGACATGAACAACTACGCCGATGACGTGGCTACAGGCGTTTGTCAAAACTTTGAGTCTTACAAGCAGCTCTGCGGGCTGATTCAAGGCTTGGCTCTTGCGGAACGCCACATCTTGGACTTGGCTCGAAAGACTGAGCAAGACGACGAATAAGAGATTTTTGATCTTCCGTCGAAAGGTGGACTGTTCGCCGCACAGCTTGCGGTGTTTTTAGAAAGTAGAGCAACCAGATGAGTGAAATCATTCTGCCACCGGGCATCAGCCTGCCAAAACACATCCAACCGATCGAGGCCCCAGACGAGAGCGCGGATGCAGAAGAGAAAGCGTCGGCCCTGCCGGTCCCAACAGGCTACAAGCTGTTGTGCATCGTGCCAGAGGTTGATGAAAAGATTGCTGGCACATCGCTAGACCTCGTTCGAGATGCTGCAACCATGCGAGCCGAAGAACATGCCACCACCGTGCTGTGGGTCATGGCAGTCGGACCAGATGCGTACAAAGACACCGCCAAGTTCCCCTCGGGTGCATGGTGCAAACCCGGTGACTTTGTGCTCGTGCGCACCTACACAGGTACGCGTTTCAAGGTGTTTGGTAAAGAGTTCAGGGTTCTGAACGACGACCAAATCGAATGTGTTGTTTTAGACCCCCGTGGGTACACCCGCGCTTAAGGAGCAAAAATGGCTGGCTATAAATTCCCAGACGAAGTGGACAACGACAACGTTGAAAACAAAGAAGGCCCCGACAACGAAGTCGAGGTGGAAATTGTTGACGACACCCCGGTCAAAGACCGTGGTCGAGAACCATTAAACCGTGAGGTGGCAGACCCCACCGACGAAGAAATCAGCAGCTACTCTGATGGCGTGCAAAAGCGCATCAAAGAGCTGACCCATGCCCGTCATGACGAGCGCAGGGCAAAAGAGGCCCTTCTTCGAGAGAAGCAAGAGCTCGAGCGCCTCGCCCAGCACATGTCCAATGAGAATAAAAAGCTCAAAGAGTACGTCAAGTCCGGCACGGAACAGTACGCAGAGTCCATCAAGAAGGTTGCCGAGAACGACTTGGAGTCAGCCAAGCGTAAGTACAAGGAAGCCTACGAGTCCGGCGACTCTGATGCATTGGTTGCAGCACAAGAGGCCATGACTGAAGCGAAGATGAAAACGGAAGCTGCAAAAAACTTTCGCGTGGCCCCTTTACAGGCTGAAGAAGTTGATGTACAAACACAACAAACGCAAGTACCTCGTCAAGAAGTCGATGACAAAACTGTTCGCTGGCAGGCAAAAAACCGGTGGTTCGGCGCTGACGGGTATGAGGAAGTTACCAGCTTTGCACTAGGGCTGCACCAGAAACTAGTCAACTCGGGGGTAGACCCTCGCTCTGATGATTACTACGAGCGCATTGATGCTCGCATGAAGTCCACGTTTCCCGATATTTTCGGTGAGACCGAAGACAAGCCACGCTCCGGTGATGGCTCCAAACGACCTACCTCGGTTGTTGCCCCCGCGACTCGTTCAACGGGCGCAAGAAAGGTCCAGCTTACTCCGACGCAGGTTGCGTTGGCAAAGAAGTATGGATTAACCCCGCAGCAATACGCTGCTGAAGTAGCAAAATTGGAGAAATCAAATGGCTGAAAACCGGACACCTCGTGATCTTGAGTCACGCGCTAAGACAACTCGGTATGTGTACGCACCCCCGAGTGCATTGCCCGACCCGACACCCGAACCCGGTATGGTGTATCGCTGGATTGCGACCCACGTACTTGGCGAGGCCCAAAACACGAACGTGTCTACCAAGATGCGCGAAGGTTGGGAGCCGGTAAAGGCGGTAGACCATCCAGAGCTGATGCTGGAAGGTAATGCGAAGACAGGTAACGTCGAACTAGGTGGTCTCATGCTCTGCAAGATGCCACGCGAACGCGCCCAAGCCCGTGATGAGTATTACTCCAACCAAGCAAAGGCCCAGATGGAATCTGTGGATAACAGCTTCATGCGAAACAATGACCCACGCATGCCTCTGTTCGCTGACCGCAAGTCAACGACGAGTCGTGGTGGATTTGGTTCAGGTTCAAAGTAACAAGGAGTCCTTAAATGGCTACAACCGCTTCCCCCTACGGCCTGCGTGCCGTAAACCGTAACGACGGCATGGCTTATGCCGGCGCTACGAGTCAGTTCCTGATTGATCCAGCAGGTCTGGCATCCAACATTTTCAACGGCCAAGTCGTTATCATCAACGCTGCTGGTTACGTCGCCCTGTCTACCGCCACTGGCGCAGACTTGACGACCAACAACCTCGGCGGCGCTAATCTCGGCGCTTTGGGCGTGTTTGTTGGCTGCTCGTACATCAACGCACAAGGTCAGCAGATTTACGGCCAGTACTACCCCTCCGGCACAACCGGCGTGGTGACTGCATACGTGATCACCGACTCAAGCGTGACTTTCCAAGCGCAGCTGGACGGCGTTGCCGACCAGTCGGACCTCGGTGCGAACACTTTCTTTGCCGCCGTTCAGAGCACCAGCACTGGTTCTACCCAGACTGGCAACTCGACCAGCGCATTGGAGTCCACCACCCAGACCGCCGCTGCCGCGTTCAAAATCATCGGTTTCGCTTCCCCAGTGACTGATGCCTTCCCTGACGTGTTGGTTAAGTTCAATCCCGGCGCTCACGCCTTCACCAACGCCGTTGGCATCTAAGGAGCTAAATCATGGCTATTTCACGCGCACAACTGCTCAAAGAACTGCTCCCCGGCTTGAACGCTTTGTTCGGTCTGGAGTACGCTCGCTACGGCGAAGAGCACAAGGAAATCTACGAAACCGAGAGCTCTGAGCGCTCGTTCGAAGAAGAAACCAAGCTGGCCGGTTTTGGCGCTGCTCCTGTCAAGAACGAAGGCTCTGCCATCGCTTACGACAACGCGCAGGAAGCCTTCACTGCTCGCTATACCCACGAAACCATCGCTTTGGGCTTCTCCATCACTGAAGAAGCTGTGGAAGACAACCTGTACGACAGTCTGTCTGCCCGCTACACCAAGGCTTTGGCTCGCGGTATGGCCTTCACCAAGCAGGTCAAAGCTGCCGCCGTGTTGAACACCGGCTTCGCTGGCACCGCTCTCGGCGGCGACGGCGTGTCCTTGTTCGGCAACAACAGCTCCGGCACTCGTGTTGGTCACCCGCTGGTTGGTGGTGGTGTTAACTTCAACAGCCCAGCTACTCCTTCTGACTTGAATGAGACTGCACTGGAAAACGCAACGATCCAAATCGCTGCTTGGGTTGATGAGCGCGGCCTGCTGATCGCAGCCAAGCCTGTTAAGTTGGTGATTCCTCCATCGCTCATGTTCGTTGCCAAGCGTCTGCTTGACACCGAATTGCGCGTTAGCACTGCTGACAACGACATCAACGCGTTGAAGCAGATGGGCACCATCTCGGCCGGTTATACCGTCAACCACTTCTTGACCGACAACAACGCTTGGTTCTTGACCACAGACGTTCCAAACGGCCTGAAGCACTTCGAGCGCTCTGCCCTGCAGACCTCGATGGACGGCGACTTCGACACTGGTAACGTCCGTTACAAAGCCCGCGAGCGTTACAGCTTCGGCTTCTCGGACCCGCTGGGTATCTTCGGCTCTTCAGGTTCGGCCTGATAAAAATAAAAAGGGGGCTTCGGCCCTCTTTTTTATTGCGTCAGTTTAAACGCGATGGTATATTTCAAACACTCCGGGCTTTCCGGTGTATCTGACAGTCCCGGCTGACGACATGCAGACAGATACACCCAACTTGCATGTAAGGACCACATCATGGCATTGACCACATTCTCCGGCCCAGTACGATCGCTCAACGGCTTCATCTCTGGCACCGCTACCGACCCCATTACAGTAACCACAGCTCAAAACATTGACGCTGCTTTCGCTACGACTTCTGCCGCTACTGGCGACACACGTTTGAGCTATGCCCGTTTGGAATTTACTTCCACCGGTTCTGGTGAAACCCTCCGCGCACTGACGCGAGTCACCGGCGCAAATGCCGCTACCGCTGGAACAATCAACGGCGCACACATCTCCACTTCAATCAACACGGGCGGCACAATCTCTGGTGCGGCTAACGCTATTCGTGCAACCTTAGGAGGCTCCGTAGCTTCTCCCGGCGGTACTTTGGCTGTTCTGCAGTTGGACACAGATTATTCTGTTAACGCTACTTTGCCCGGCACAGCTTCGTTTATTCGCGTGACTGACAGCGGCGCAAACACAGGGGAAGTTCCTTTGTTGATGAACATTGAAACAGCCCCCGCTGCTACGATTGCGCCTACAGCAACCAGCGTGACTACTGTAGCCAAAGCAATCAAAGTCATGGTTGGCGGTACTGTGTACTACGTGCCTGCTTACGCTTCGTTTGCATAATGCAGATCACCAAGGAATTCTTGGAATCTGAGGTTCGTGATCTTGAGACTGAAGCGCAGAAGGCCCAAACCTTTTTAGCTCAGGCTCAAGCCACAATCCAAGCGTACAAGATGCTCATTAACAGGCTAGACGCACCAGAACCGGAGCAACAAAATGACGATGCAATTTGATGTCAAGTCACAACACGCAGCCGCTTCTGGCTTGATGGTTCCGTACCGAACTCGTTTGAAGGGGGCTGTAATATTCCCTTTTAGCGGTGCTACGGGCTATTCAGCTTTTGTTGAGAACACCTCAATTGCCGGCACGTACGCACGCACTACGACCACCGCAACCATAACCTCAGCAAACCACGGTTTGTCTACGGGTCAGTGGGTGTACTTGGACTGGGATTTGACCGATAACCCCTACCAAGTGACAGTGACGAACGCCAACGTATTTACGGTAACTGTGGCAGACAGTGGCGCAGCCAGCGGTAACGTGACTGTGTACAACAAGATGCTGCTTCAGGCTGACGCCTCAAACGCCACGGCGTTTACGATGGTGATTCCCGGAGAGGGCATTTTGGCGGACCAAGGCATTCGCGTGTTTTTGGCGGCGAACATTCACTGCACGATCTTCTATGGCTAAGAAAACCCCATCCCTTGCAGTCGGTCGTGGCGAGAAGCTGCCCGTCTCCAAAGGGGCGGGGCTGACTGCCAAAGGCCGTGCCAAGTACAACGCTGCCACCGGCAGCAACCTCAAAGCCCCGCAGCCCCAAGGCGGCAAGCGCAAGGATTCGTTCTGCGCACGCATGTCCGGGATGCCGGGTCCGATGAAAGACGAGAAGGGCAAGCCCACCCGCAAGGCGGCTGCTCTCGCAAGGTGGAAGTGTTGACATGAGTGAAGACGCTATCCAAACAGCCCGTGAACTCGCCACGCATGCGTCCGACATCAAGCACCTGCAAGATGACATGGACAAGATGCTGGTGAACATGAAAGAGATGCAGGCAACTCTGATAGACATCCAAAAAACACTTTCCGAAGCTCGTGGCGGATGGAAGGTTTTGATGTTGGTTGGCGGGGCCAGTAGCGTCGTGGGCGCAGGGCTGGTTCAACTCACCAATTGGTACGCGGGGAAGTGATGCCAAGCAAATCCCCGGAGCAGAAAAAGTTCATGCAAGCGGTGGCGAACAACCCCAAGTTCGCCAAAAAAGTAAAGGTGCCGACGAAGGTCGGTAAAGAGTTTGTCAAGGCCGACAAGGCCAAAAGGAGTAAATGATGAAAGACATGAAAAAAGCTTTGGCCGCACACGCAGGCAAACCCGCATCCAAAGCCCACAAGGGCCTGAAGATGGGTGGTATGACTGGCTACGCCTCTGGCGGTATGCCCATGGTCATGAAAGACGGCAAGAAGGTTCCATCGTTTGCTGCTGATGGCAAGGGCAAGATGAAGATGGGCGGCTCTGTTGCTGCATCCAAGATGGGCAAGGTAAAGACCAACTCTCGCCCTGACGGTGTTGCTGAGCGAGGTCTCACCAAAGCCAAAAAGCCCGTCATGAAAACGATGGCTCGCGGCGGCAAGACCTGCTAATTTAAAGGAAACATCATGGGTAAATATGCTTACACTGCATCCCCCGGAAAAACATCAGACGACAAGTTTGAGGTTGAAAAACTAAAAAAAGGCGAAGCGGAATTTCGCGAGAGCGATGTGCCTGACCGTAAAGCTATGCGGTATATACAAAACGACAGTTTATCTGAGTTTTTAAATCCAAAAGCTGGGGCTGGTCGAGGCCGCGTTACCCCCAAAAAAGGCGGCCAGATTAAAGGCTACCGTGATGGCGGCATCTACACCGCTGACATGGGCCAACCACCTCAAGACATTGATGGTGGTTCGGCTCCTGCAAAGAAGCCTGCGCCAAAGCAATCCATGGCAAAAAAGACTCCAGCTCCAAAGAAGCCAGAGGCTCCTAAAAAGCCAATGGTCAAAATGGCCAAGGGTGGTTCAATTGATGGCATCGCACAGCGCGGCAAGACTGACTGCAAAATGCGTTAAGGAGTACGGAATGGCAATGCACAAACCGAGGAAGCAGATGCGCTTCCAAGACGGCGGTGACGTCAACGAAGCTGAAATGAAGCAACGCGGATTGGACATTTCAAACCGTGCTCGTGAAAGCGGCACAGAAAAAACCAGCTTCTTTCAGCGTCTCCGTGAAGGTAACATCGACGATCCAAATTCTGCGGCCTACAAGAAGTACGGGGCTGGCCGAGCCCGTCTTGATGATCAGATAGCAACAGCTAAAGAAAAGCTGGCTGGTGAAGTTCAAGAAAAAGTGGCGGCAAACAAAGCCAGCGATGGCGATGTGAGCGAGTACGATCGTCGTATGGATGCCATAGCAAGCATGCCGGACCGCATGCCCACCCGTCCCGGCCAAGCCTCTTCTGGCCGCAGGCCAAGCGCCGCTCCCAAAGTAGCACAAGCCCCCAAAACTAGTGGCAGCGCAGCTTCCGAAGAGCCTCAAAAAGAAAAGACCGCCTCAGAATACAGCCGAGATGCTGATGAAATGCGCAACTTGACTCGTCAAAAAGCTGCGGTTGTCGCATTCCCCTCTACTGTGTATGACGCAGATACAGACAGAATGAAAAACAAGAGTCGCAGGCAGGCAAGGTTTGAAGGCTCAAAGCGCATGGCACAGACGCCCGAGGCTCAAGCCAAACGTAAAGCCATGGAAAAATCCCAAGCCCTTGAGCGTGTAACGCCCGAGAAGGCTTTGATTGGTGGCGCTTTTGGTCTGAAAGCCCTGCATGCTGCAGCAAAAAACTTGGCTGGTACAGGTGCCAAAACCACTGCAAAAGCCGCAAGCACAGGAGCAAAGAGTCCTTTGCGTCAGAAGACCGAACAGCTGATCAAGGAAGACAAGAACCCCGGAAGGTCTGTCAGTCCAGCACCAGCAAGCCCCAAAGTCTCGCTCAAGGAGAAGACCAAAGAGCTGATTCAAAGCGACCGGACTGCCAAGACCAAAGAGCTGTCGAGCAAGATGGCTGAAAAGCAGACGCCAACAAAATTTGCCAGCAAGAAATCTACCTCGGCAGGAAAGCCGCTCGCTTCAAAGAGAACAAAGAAGTTCAACGAAGACGAGTCCGGGATGGACTTCAAGCGTGGTGGCTCCGTCTCCTCGGCCTCTAAACGTGCCGATGGCTGCGCCCAGCGCGGGAAGACACGAGCATGATGGCAAGTCGCGGCATGGGGGACATCTCCCCCAGTAAAATGCAAGGCGTCCGCAAGGCTCGCCGGGACAGCGACGACTTCACTCAGTACAAAGAGGGCGGTAAGGTGAATGCGGCCGGCAACTACACGAAACCCAGTCTGCGCAAGCGGATTGTGAGCCAAGTCAAAGCCGCCGCAACTCAAGGTACTGGTGCAGGCCAATGGTCGGCCCGTAAGGCCCAGCTCGTGGCCAAAAAATACAAAGCCGCTGGTGGCGGCTACAGGGATTAAAATGAAAGCGCCGCAAAAATCCCTTAAGGACTGGGGCAACCAAGAATGGAGGACGAAAAGTGGTAAAAAATCTTCTGAGACAGGTGAACGATACCTTCCTAAGGCTGCAATTAAAAGTCTCAGCCCTGCTGAGTACGCTGCTACAACGCGTGCGAAACGCGCTGGCAAAAAAGCCGGGAAGCAATTCGTAGCCCAACCCAAAACCATCGCAAAGAAAACAGCAGGGTTTAGATAATGGCAACATCAGGCGTAGCAAACTTCAACCTCGATCTTGCGGAAGTCGTCGAGGAAGCGTTCGAACGCGCCGGCGGTGAGTTGCGCACCGGCTACGACCTGCGCACAGCTCGTCGATCGCTGAATCTGATGTTCGCCGACTGGGCAAACCGTGGTTTAAACATGTTCACCTATGAGCAGGGTACACAGGTTTTGACCCCCGGGGTGGCCACCTACGTCCTGCCAACCGATACGGTTGACCTGTTGGAGCATGTGATCCGTACCGGCGCAGGCAACGTTTCAACACAGGCTGACCTGACCATCACCCGGATCAGCGTCTCAACCTACGCCACGATCCCAAACAAGCTCCAGCAAGCTCGTCCCATCCAGATTTTTATTGAGCGTTTAAACACGCCTCAGTTCACCGTCTGGCCAGTTCCAGACGACAGTCAGACCTACCAGCTCGTGTACTACCGCCTTCGCCGCATCCAGAATGCTGGGGACGGTGTGAACACGATGGACATGCCATTCCGCTTCTTGCCCTGCATGGTAGCCGGCTTGGCCTACCACTTGGCCCTGAAGATACCCAGCGGCGCTGAGCGCTTGCCCATCCTCAAGCAGCAGTACGACGAAGCTTGGGCATTGGCATCTGAAGAGGACCGTGAAAAGGCCGCTGTACGCTTTGTGCCGCGCCGTCAGTACCTCGGAAGCGGGACGTAATGGGAAACCGGTTTGCTTCAGCCAAGAACAGCATCGCCATGTGCGACCGCTGTGGCTTCCAGTTCAAGCTGACCAACCTGCGCAAAGAGATCGTCAAGACCAAGACGTTCAATACCTTGGTGTGCCCGGACTGCTTTGATCCCGACCAACCGCAGCTTCAGTTGGGCATGTACCCAGTGGATGATCCGCAGGCAGTGAGAAACCCACGCCGGGACACAACCTACGTTGAAGCCGGTGTAAATACACAGGGCTTCACGACGGGCGGCAGTCGAGACATCCAGTGGGGCTGGAACCCCGTGGGTGGCTCTAGGTTTTTTGATGATGCTCTGACGCCAAATACCTTGGTTTTGGACGTGGAAGTTGGTACAGTACAGGTAACCGTAACATAAGGAGTGAGTATGAAACACGAAGACAAGAAAATGGACAAGAAAATGATGTCCGAGATGATCTCCAAGCATGCTGGTAAGCCAGCCAGCAAGGCCCACAAGGGTCTTCGCGCTGGTGGCAAGACCAACATCGACATGCTAAAGATGGGTCGCGGCTTGGCCAAGGTGGCCAACCAGAAATCCCCCGGCCGTAAAGGAGCTTAATATGCCCACGTACAACCAGCCAAAACCAGCCGCAACTCAAGCGGTTCTTGCTCCCGTAAATGCTCAAAAGCACATGCGGGATACAAACGTCTCTGTGGCCAACAACCACAGCAACGAGTACAAGCCAACCAAGACCTCCGGCATCAAAATCCGTGGCACTGGCTGCGCCACCAAGGGCGTCATGGCTCGTGGCCCGATGGCGTGAGGACTGAATGAACTACGCGCAGCTGTCTGCCAACATCCAAGCATACTTGGAGAACACGTTCCCCGACACTTTGACGTGGGACGGCCAGACTGTCACGTCCGAAGACCAGATCGACACGTTCATCAAGCAGGCTGAGCAGCGTATTTTCAACACAGTCCAGTTCCCCTCGATTCGCAAGAACGTGACGGGCACGCTGACGGCCAACAACAAGTACCTGTCCTCGCCCTCCGACTTCTTGTCGGTGTATTCGATGGCAGTGATTGATGCCACCGGGCGCTACGAGTACCTGCTCAACAAGGATGTGAACTTCATCCGTCAGGCGTACCCTAACCCCACGAGCACCGGCATCCCTCAGTACTACGCCCTGTTTGGCCCGACCACGACCAACAACAACCCGCCCGTCATCACCAATGAGCTGAGTTTTATGGTGGGACCTACGCCCGATGCGGCGTACTCGGTTGAGTTGCACTACTTCTTCATGCCGACTTCGATCGTCGATGCCGGCACGACTTGGCTGGGCGACAACTTTGACTCCGTGCTGCTGTACGGTTCACTGGTGGAGGCCGCGATCTTCATGAAGATTGATGCACAGACCGAAGGTGTTGTGCTTGAGACCAAGTACAAGGAAGCCTTGGGTCTGGCCAAGAGATTAGGGGATGGACTCGAAAGACAGGATTCGTACCGCAGTGGGCAGTACCGTCAGGCGGTGACATGACACGCTACACGCGACAAGAGGCCAAGGCTTTGGGGTTGCCGACATGCTTTGGTAGCCCGTGCAAAAAGCACCCCGAGTTGGAGGGCTTGCGACGCGTATCGGGTGCCTGTGCTGAATGCGCCAAAGAGCACCTGCGTAGCAGCCGAAGGTCTGACCCCGATCGCACACGCGCACAGGAGAAAAAAGACCGCTTAAAAGCCATGGCGGACCCTGCAAAAGCGCAGAAAAAACGTGACCAAGACGTGGAGTACCGCGCCAAAAACCGCGAAAAATGTGCGGAAATCATCAAGGCGTGGTCAGCCAAGAACCCAGAAAAGGTGCGCGAGTACGCACGCAAGACCAAGCTCAAAAATGCCGAGACGATCCGTATGAAGGGCGTCCGTTACCGGCTTGAGAACCCCGAAAAGCGCAAGCAAACAACCCGCAACTGGCGACAGAACAACAAACACCTCGTGGCTGCTGCTCAGCAACGGCGGCATGCGGCAGAATTGAAGCGTACCCCCGGCTGGCTTTCAGATGACGAGCACTGGGTCATGCAACAGGCATACGAGATCGCGGCGGTACGCACAAAGCTATTCGGGTTTTCTTGGCATGTGGACCATATAATCCCCCTACAAGGCAGGCGCGTGTCTGGTTTGCATGTGCCCTTGAACTTGCAGGTCATACCGGGGGTTGAGAATATGCGGAAACTGAATAAATTCGAGGTCACCACATGATCACCCAAACCGCAACCACCTCGTTCAAGGCTGACCTGCTCAAAGCGGTTCACGACTTCAACACCGACACGTTTAAACTGGCGCTCTACGTGGCCACGGCCGATCTGGGTGCAAACACCACGGTGTATGGCACGGCCGGCGAGACCTCTGGTACCGGGTATGTGGCCGGTGGCAACACCCTGACCGGCGTATCGGTCAATGACGCTGGTTTTGTGACGTTCACCAACACGACTTGGAACCCTGCTGCGTTCACCGCACGGGGTGCCCTCATCTACAATAGCACCAAGTCGAACAAGGCCGTAGCGGTTTTGGACTTTGGTTCTGACAAGACTGCTACCAATACCTTTTTGGTGCAGATGCCCGCCAACACAGCGACCAGTGCGCTGATCCGATTTTCCTGATAGGAGCTTGAAATGAGCATTGAAAAAGTTAAAGCTGGTGGCGCGTTCATCGTGCAGTGTTTCGACAGCGAGGGCAACCTCAAGTGGGAAGACAAGCAACACAACCTCGTGGTCAACGAGGGTCTTCAGTTCATGAACGACAAGTTCTTCAAGGGCTCTTCGTATACCGCTGGCTGGTTCTTTGGACTGTACGGCGCTGCCGCTTCCAACAACCCCGCTGCCGGCGATACCATGGCCTCCCACGCTGGCTGGACAGAAGTCACGGCCTACTCGGAAGCCAACCGCCCCACGGCTGTGTTTGGCACCCCCACCACGGCTGATCCATCGGTGATCAGTAACTCGGCCTCTGTGGCTGTGTTCAGCATCAACGGCACCGCAACCGTTGGCGGCGCGTTTCTTACCACGAGCAACACCAAGGGCGGCACTACCGGTACGCTGTTCTCGGCTGGTGACTTCCAAGCCCCCGGCGATCGCTCTGTTGTCTCTGGCGACGTGATCAACCTCACGTACCAATTCAGCCTCGACGCGGCGTAATGTGTTTGCTGGAGCCCCGTTTGCAACTGCACCGTTCTCTGCCCTAAGCGGGAACGTCTTCGTCGCTGTCGTAAACGAGAGCGCGAGCGGGGCTGATTTGGTTTCTTCTCTGGCTGCGTTTGCAGCCTTAACTGCTGAGTCTGCAACAGGCACCGACGAAGTTTCCACCCGTGTGGTGGTCATCTCTCTGGTCACGGAGACGGCAACTGGCCAAGATCAGGTCAGCACCAACACATCGGTACGCTCGGCTGTGTTCGAGTCGGCCAGCGGGCTGGATACCTTCATTGGCAACGTAGCGTTTGGCGCAGCTTTCCAAGACGGCGCAACGGGACAAGACCAAGTCAGCAGCACCCCCGAGTACGGTGTCACGATCCTTGAGAGTGGCTCTGGCCAAGACATCACGAGCACGCTGGTCAGTCTGGTATCGCTGGTCTCCGAGTCGGCTGTGGCCGAGGACATCGTCAGTGCGCTTAAGGCGCAGATGGTCACTATCTTTGAGGGAGCCACAGGCGCAGATCAGGTTGCTGGTAATGTCATCGTGCTGGCCAACGTGGTTGAGGCAAGCACCGGCTCCGAGACGGTTTCTGCACGCATTAACTTCGCCTCTCTGGTCGCAGAAGCTGCACAGGGCCAAGACACCGTGTCGGTGCGCACACTCTTTAAGGTGCTCATCACTGAGCTGGGTATTGCCGAGGACAGCGTTCAAGCTGCGTTCTTGTGGAACCTAATCAATGACAGCCAGACGGTAGCGTGGCAAAATATCAGCAGTGAAACAACGCCGAGCTGGACGGCCATTTCCTCGGATGCCGATGGCGCATGGCAAACCATTCAAAGTTCGTCCGGCGTGGTGTGGCAGAACATCGGCACGGCCGCAGAGCCAAACTGGCAAGTCATCAAAACACAGCCGTAAGGAACGCACATGGCCTTTGTTGTCAAGGATCGAGTCAAGGTCACAACGACCACCACCGGGACGGGCACGCTCACACTCGGCGCTGCTGCTGTGGGCTTCCAAGATTTCTCCGTCATCGGTGATGGCAACACGACTTACTACGCCATTGTTGATACAACGGCCGGCACATGGGAAGTGGGCATCGGCGTTTACACCTCCAGTGGCACAACCCTGTCGCGTGACACGGTGCTTGAGTCGTCGAACGCTGGCGCACTGGTGGACTTCGCCGCTGGCTCCAAGGACGTGTTCGTCACCTACCCAGCTGAACGCGCTGTGATTGGCGGCATGGGCTACATCGAGAATGCGGCAACAATCACCCAAAGCTCAACGATCAACGCAGGCAACAACGCCATCTCAGCCGGTCCTGTGACGATTGCAAGCGGTGCCAGTATTACCGTGCCATCGGGCAGTCGGTACATTGTGGTTTAAGGGGTAAGACATGGCACTGATTCTCGACGGCACAACCGGTATTGGTATTGACAGCGGCACGCAGCCACTTGACTCTGCATCGCTCAACGCAGTCATCCAAGCCCTGATCCCTACCGGCACCAAGATGCTGTTCCAACAAACAGCCGCTCCGACAGGCTGGACAAAAGATACAACTCACGACAACAAGGCCCTGCGCGTGGTGTCTGGCTCCGCCAGCTCTGGCGGTACTGTGGCGTTTACCACGGCGTTTGCTTCAAAAGCAGTGAGCGGCACAGTGGGGAGCACGACGCTAACAACTGCACAGATACCTGCACACGAGCACGACGTACAAGGTCCAACAGGACACAGCCTCGCGTCTCAATACGGTGCCAACTCAGGACGTTTTGCAACATTTTCCTTTTCGCCGTCATCTGTAAATAGCGGCAACACCTACGGTGACCGAAACTGGTACTCGGTGGCGAGCGGCGGCAGCGGTTCACACAACCACAGCTTCACAGGCACAGCAATCGACCTCGCGGTGTCCTACGTCGATTTGATCATCGCCACGAAGAATTGATTATGAAGATCGAACCAAAAAACCAATGCCCGCTCAACAACTTTGAGCCATGCAAGCAACTTGACTGCGCGTGGTTTCTGAAGATTCGCGGCACCAACCCCAACACCGGCGAGGACATGGACGACTGGGGCTGCTCCATGTCCTGGATGCCAATTCTCCTGATCGAAAACGCCCAGATGAGTCGTCAGACCGGCGCGGCGGTTGAGAGCTTCCGCAACGAGATGGTCAAGGCCAACGAGTCCAGCCAGCAGCTTCTGGTGCAAGCAGCGCGTAAAGCGATTGGAGAATAAATATGCGAGTGACAATCATCCCAGTAGATGGTTTTGTGTCGGTGGACGGCGAAGGCTACAGCGGCCTCGACCTGAGCTTCATGGCGTCTGACATCCATGCATTGCAGTGGTATGAGACCGATGGCGAGCTTGAGATTCAAGACGCCCGTGGCCGCGTGATCGAGAACCGCCCGATTGACTCGCTGGAGCCGTATCAACCAGCACTGGACGCATGGCAAGTGGCCAAAGACGCGGCCGAGGCAGAGGCAGAAGCCGTAGTAGCAACTCCACCCACTGAGCCTGCGGAGGTAACAGAATGAGCAAAATAGCCCTCGCCTCAAACGTGGACGGCACCGGCACGTTCACCATCGCCAGCCCAGACAGCAACTCTGACCGGACACTGAATTTGCCAGATGAGACGGGCACAGTGTTGACCAACAACTCGATTGGTTACCGTTATGTGCAAACGGTCTATTTCACAGCCAATGGCACGTTTACAAAAGCAACCTACCCGTGGTTGCGTGCTATCCGTGTAAAGACTGTCGGCGGTGGCGGTGGAGGCGGAGGTACGAGCAATGGGGCTATTGTCAACGGTGCAGGCGGTGGAGGCGGGGGTGGGTATGCCGAAGCGTTTATAACTAATATTGTGGGTCTCTCTTCTTCTGTGACAGTAACGGTTGGTTCTGGAGGGGCCGGGGGCGCGCCGACCGTAAATGGTGCTGCCGGCGGTTCTTCATCGTTCGGAGCTTTGGTCGCCACTTCTGGCGGCGCTGGAGGCCCGGGTGTTGGGCCTGCAAACAACTTGAACCAATCGGGGGGAAATGGGGGATTGGGCACCGCCGGTGATTTTATTTCTAGTGGTGATTCTGGCGGCAACGGAACGTATGACTCGTTAACGGCTGTTGGCGGGCAAGGTGGTGGCAGTTATTTAGCGGGAATACAACAATCAATCAGAGCCACAACAAAATTAACTGGTAATGCCGGAAGACTATACGGTGGCGGTGGCGGTGGCGGTGCAAACTTTAATGACGCAGCGACTGGAGCATCTGGGGGCGCTGGCGCTGCCGGAATCGTAATTGTGGAGTTATACGCATGAAAACTTACGCACACATTGTTGACGGCAGAGTGGTCAACGTGTCTTTATGGGACGGTGTAACAGAATGGCACCCAACGGAAGACGTGGTTGAAATTCCTGAAGGCATTGCTGCTGGCATTGACTGGGATTATGTGGACGGCGAGTTTGTAGATAACCGCCCCACTGCCGAGCAACTGGGGGCACAGTGATGTGGCGTCACTACTGCCCCGAAGAAAAAGCATGGATCAGTGTAGGCAAGGGCCAACCTTGCAACTGGTGTGAAGCAAAGGAAAAAGCATGAGCCAAGTTCGAGTCGATACCATCGTGGATGCCAACAGTGGCAACACCGCCCAGATTAACGGCATGACCCCGACAGCACAGAGCTTGCAGGGCTTTCGGAACAGAATTATCAACGGGAACATGGTCATTGACCAGAGGAACGCTGGGGCGGCGGTCACGATAGTCCGCTTAGCTAATTCGGTGTACGCCACCGACCGTTGGAGTGTGTTCAACGGCGGCACAAACAATGGAAACGTAACTGCAGAAC